CGCTCTATGGCGATCCTAGGGCCGAGCGCGGGTCCTGCCTGGGCTACAACCTATGCGGGGGGCAAAGGCACGACATGCGGCTAGGCAAAAACCATGCCAAGAGTAGCATCTCCAGACATACCTAGGGCTTGCACGTCGGGGCAGCTCGCTAAGCTACTGGGCGTGTCCGAGCGCGTCATAACTGGACGCAGATCGGATGGACGGTTGCCGGTCACGCCGGAGGGTCTGATTGATCTGCGCGCGGTCGTGCAGGCTGGTGTGAAGGCGCTGGCGGCTGCGCAGGCTGCTGGCGGGCGTGCGGTTGTGGCGGACGCGCTCAGCCTTGATGCGGTGAAGGCGCGCGAGATCAAGCTTCGAGGTGATCGGCTGCAGTTGCTGGTTGATCAGCTCAGTGCGGATTTGATCGCAGCGGAGGTGATCGAGGAGCAGGTTGGTGCAGCGTTCGATGCGGTTCGCCAGAAGGTGCTTGCTATCCCGGCGGCGTGTGCGCCGCGACTTGCGCTGACGACTGATCCGGTGCAAACGCGGGAGCTGCTGACGAAAGCAGTGCATGACGCGTTGAACGATCTTGCAGAGCATGAAGTGATTGATGCGATCAAGGATAGGGCGCGCCGACTCGTCCGCCGCAATGAGGATGTGGACGAGGCTGGCGAGGAGGCTGGCGCCGCCGCCTAGGTTGTCTCTGTCGGAGTGGGCTGACGAATATCGTCGGTTGTCGCCGGAGAGTAGCGCTGAACCCGGGCGGTGGAATACGTCGCGCGCGGAATATTTGCGCGGCATTATGGATGCGATGACTGATCCGCGGATTGAGCGCGTTGTGTTGATGACGTGCGCGCGGGTTGGGAAGACGCAAACGCTAAACAACTTGATCGGGTATCACATTCATCTTGATCCGGCGCCGATCTTGGTGGTTTGGCCGACGGTCGAGCGCGCAGAGGAGTGGGCGGACGACGAGTTCGATCCGATGATCCGCGACACACCTGTGTTGCGGGCTATTATGGGCGATCGGAAGTCACGGTCGGCGAAGCATCGGCGGTTGCATCGGCAGTTTCCTGGTGGTCGGCTTCACGCGGTTGGCGCGAATGCGCCGAGCGGACTGGCGCAGAAGACGATCCGCGTTGTCGTGATGGACGAGGTGGATCGGTATCCCGCGAGTGCGGGCGAGGAGGGCGATCCGGTTACGTTGGCCGAGAAGCGCACGGCGACGGTGTGGAACCGGAAGATCGTGCTGAGCAGCACGCCGACGTTTGCTGGATCGTCACGGATCGAGGCGGCGTATCTGGCGAGTGATCGGCGTCGGTATTGGGTCCCGTGTCCGCACTGTGGCCATGAGCAGGTGTTGCGGTGGCCGCAGGTGAAGTGGGATGATGGTAAGCCAGAGACTGCGCGTTATCACTGCGAGTCGTGCGACGCCGGATGGACGGATGCGGAACGTTACGCGGCAGTGTCGCGCGGGAAGTGGAAGGCGGAGGGTGAGCTTGGGCGTGCGGCCGGGTTCCACCTGAATGAGATTTACAGTCCGTTTCGTCGTCTTGAAGAGACGGTGCGGGACTTCCTTGAAGCGAAGCGTCACCCGGAACGATTGAAGGTCTGGGTTATGACGGCGCTCGGCGAGACATGGCAGGATCGTGGCGAAGCGCCTGATTGGGAACGGCTCGTCGAACGGCGCGAGGATTTTCAGATTGGCGTCGTGCCGGATGGTGCGTTGTGTCTCACCGCTGGCGTTGACGTGCAGGATGATCGGCTTGAGTGCGACGTCTGGGGATGGGCAGACGGCTACACGTCGTGGCTGGTCGATCACGTTGTGATTCGCGGCAGCCCGCGCGAGCGTGAGACGTGGGACGAGCTGGCTGCGGTTCTTGACAAGGATTGGCCGCGCGAGGACGGCGGCGCAATGCGCATCGCGAAGGCATGCGTTGATACAGGCGGGCGTGACACGACGGCTGTGTATGGGCAGCTTCGGCGGCTGCATGATCCTAGGATCGCGGCGACGAAAGGCGTTGAAGGGTGGAATCGTGCCCAACCGGTGCAAGGTCCGACGCCGGTAGACGCTCTTGTGGACGGCCGCAAGATGCGGCGCGGCCTGAAACTGTGGACGGTCGCGGTGTCGACATGGAAGGCCGACCTGTATCGGCGTCTGTGGATCGGGCGCGGTGACGCTGCGGAGTATCCGCCTGGCTGGGTTCATTTGCCGCGCGGCATCGAGGTGGAGTGGGTGAAGCAGCTTGTCGCCGAGCAACTGCATTCTGTGCGCGATCGGCGCGGTTTCGTGCGGCAGGAATGGCAGAAACTGCGCGAGCGCAATGAGGCGCTGGATTGCGCTGTGTTGGCGCGCGCGGCGTTGTGGCTGCTCGGCGCGGATCGCTACGGGGAGCGGTTCTGGCAGCAGATGCGCGAACAGATCGATGTGTTGCCGCCCAAGCGTAGCGAGACGCTGACGGTGAACAACGCAGACGCGTTGCCCGTGCCGCCCCATGCTACGCTCCGACCGAGCACGTGGCTTAAACCGCGTGGCGGCTGGTTGCGCTAAGGAAACATGCCATGGACGGGACAATTCTCGCGTGGGCGCTTGCGCGACCTCCGCAGGATCGATGGCGCGCGCTGGCTGACGCGCTGGTGGCCGGGACAACGCGCGTGTCGTTCGATGGTCGCACCGTCGAATATCGAAGCGTTGCCGACCTGGCCCGCCTGCTGGAAGCGGGCTATGCGGCCGAGAACGCCACGACATCGCGTGTGTCGATGACGCTTGCGACGTTCTCTCGCGGTGGTGCGGCGTGATGGGCATTGTCGATCGATTCCGGCGCGCGCTGAAGGTGTTTCGCGGCTATGACGCGGCGCTGGATCAGCGGTCGTCCGCTTGGGCACCGTCAGGCAGTAGCGCCACGACAGAAGTCGGCATCGCTGCGGCGACGATTGCGCGGCGCGCGCGCGACGCGGTGCGCAACGATCCATACGCCAGCCGGATTGTGGACCTGTGGACCGGCAATGCGGTCGGCGATGGGATCAAGACGAGTTGGCCAAATGAGTTGCACTCGCGCGTTTGGTCGCGCTGGTCGGCGAGCGCAGAGTGCGACGCGGAGGGGCATCTGAACTTCGCCGGCATCCAAGCGCTGGTGATGCGTGCGGTCGTGGAGAGCGGCGAGTGCTTTGTGCGTTTCCGCGTCGTGCAGCCGTCGCCTGCTAATCCGATCGGCCTGCAGTTGCAGGTCATGGAGAGCGATTATCTTGACACCTCGCGCAATGGCATGGTGGACGGCGCGCCGACGGTGCAGGGAATCGTGCTTGGCGAGGCCGGTCGTCCAACGGGCTACTGGATGTATCGCGCGCATCCAGGCGGATGGATGCTGCCCGGCGTTGGGATGTCAAGCGAGTTCATCCCAGCGTCCGAGGCGTTGCACGTGTATCGGAAGCGTCGGCCCGGACAACTGCGAGACGTGTCTTGGCTGGCACCCGTCCTGCTCCGCTTGCGCGATCTCGGCGACTACGAGACGGCGCTGCTGATGAAGGCGAAGATCGAGGCGTGCTTGGCAGCAGTCGTAACCGAGGAGGGCGACGACACGCTGACAGGCCAGGCGGCGAGCTTGCTGCGCGACGCGCACGGTCGTGCCGTTGAAAGCTTCGAGCCTGGCATGATCCTGTATCGGCGCGGCGCAGGTAGTGTCGACGTCGTGAATCCATCGGGCGGCGGGGCACATCAAGAGTTCGCGCGACGCGCTCTTGAAGCGGCTGCCGTTGGCGCGGGCCTCACATACGACCAGGTGTCGGGTGATCTGACGCAAGCGAACTATTCGTCATTGCGCGCTGGCAAGATCGAGTTCCGGCGTCTGTGCGAGCAGGTGCAATACGGGATGTTGATCCCGATGTTGGTGCAGCGCGTGGCGGATCGGTTCCATGCGCAGGGCGCGTTGCTCGGGTTGTGGGACGCGGCGATGCCGGAGGGCGTCTCGCACGTCCCGCCGACGCATGAGATGATCGATCCGTTGAAGGACACGACGGCGCTGATCATGCAGGTACGCGCTGGGTATGTGTCGTATCAAGACGCGGTGGCATCGTTCGGTTACGACTTCCGCGAGATGATCGAGTCGATTCGTCAGATCAACGCGCTGCTCGATGACGCGGGCATTTCGTTGGATACGGACCCGCGCCGTGTAACGAAGTCCGGTTCGGCGCAGGACCCGTCGCAGATGGCGGCGATCGAGATTGCGGCGACGGGCGCGGCATCGGACGAGATTCGGAGGCCATGATGGAGCGTAACGAACAGGCCGCAGACACCAGCGCGGCGGCGACCGAATCAAGCGGTCCGATCGTAGCGCAACGCGCGATCACTGCGCCGGCGACCGTCGATCAGGCAGCGCGCACGGTCGAGGTCGTATGGTCGACGGGCGCGCGTGCGCGTAACTACGTGCCTTCGCTTGGGATCATCACCGAAGAACTCGACATGTCGCCGAACGCGGTGCGGATGGACGCGCTTCGGTCAGGCCGCGCGCCTGTGCTTGATACGCACAAGCGCAACGGCGCGCGCGATGTGCTCGGACGCGTCACGTCTGCACGGATCGAAGGCGGACGCGGCTATGCGACGTTGCAGTTCTCATCGGCCGGCGATGTCGAGCCGGTGTGGCAGCGCATCGCGGACGGCACGCTTCGCGCGGTGAGTGTCGGGTATCGCGTGCACCGCTATGAGCAGCAGCCTGACAGCGCGACCGGCGAGACGGTGCATCGCGCCGTAGACTGGGAACCATTAGAAATTTCCGTCGTGCCGATCCCGGTGGATCGGGACGCGGCGATGCGAGGCGAGGCGTTGCAGGGCGCGCTCGCCGTCGCGGTTGAGCCCGCCCTGATCGAACAGGAGACGATGATGCCTCAGAAGTCGCCGGCCGAGCCGGCCGCCAACATGTCGGCGCAGCCGTCCGCCGCGCCGACGACCTCGCAGCAGGAGACCACCGTGAGCCAGACCACAGAGATCGAACGCGCCGTTCCCGCGACGGCCGACATCGATGTCATCCGCGCGGAGGCGCAGCGTGCCGAGCGCGAACGCATCGCCGACATCGACAGCGCGATCGAAGCGGCGCGCGCGATGCTGCCGGCCGATCGCGTCACCGCAGTCCGTGCGAAGGCGATCGCCGATGGCTGGTCGGCCGATGACACGCGCAAGGCTCTGTTCGACGAACTGGTGCGCAACCAGCGTCCGACGATCGTGGTGAACCCGAACAGCGGCGATGATCCGACAGCGATCATCGACGCCATGGCGGAGGCGATCGCGGCGCGTGCGATGCCAGGCTACCAGCCGCGCGGCAACGGTCGTCACGTCGAGTTCGTGGGGTGGCGTCCCTCCGACATGATCGCGGAGATCATGCGCGCGCGGGGCGAGCGCAACATCCCGCGCAACCCTGCGGTGCTGGCCGAACGCGCGTTCCACACGACGAGCGACTTTCCGCTGCTGCTCTCGGCGGCGGCGAACAAGATGCTGCTCGCCGCGTATGAACCGGCGCAGCCGACCTATCGGCAGATTTTCATGCGTCGCGACTTCAGGGACTTCAAGGCGCACCGCTTCCTGCGCGCCGGCGACTTCCCGACTCTCCTCCCGCTCGGCGAGGGTGGAGAGATCGTGGCCGGCACGCTCAGCGAGAGCCAAGAGATCGTCTACCTGCAGACGTTCGCGCGGCGCATCCGCGTCACGCGACAGATGCTGGTGAATGACGATCTTGGCGCCTTTACCGACTTCGCGGCGATGATCGGTCGGCGCGTGGCGGACTTCGAGAACGCCACGGCCTATGCGCTGCTCAACAGCGCGAACGGCGACGGTCCGACGCTGACCACCGGCAACGCGCCGGTGTTCGCGACCGGCACGGCGCGCGCGAACAAGGCGGCGTCGGGCACGGCGATCGACCTCACCAACGTCGGCGCCGGTCGCGCGGCGATCATGAGGCAGAAGACTCTCGACGGCCTGCCGATCTCGATCGGCAACCGCATGACGCTTCTGGTCGGGCCGAATCAGGAACTCGCGGCGCGGCAGATCACGGTGCCCGTCGCGGCGGCGCAGGTGAGCAACGCCAACGTGTGGTCGGGTCTGCTGCAGCCGCTCGTCGAGCCGCTGATCCCGAACAATCGGTGGTATCTGTTCTCCGATCCGCTGACGGCGCCGGTCTACATGTACGGCTACCTGAACGGCGCCCAGGGGCCGCAGGTCACGACTGGACCGGTGCAGAGCACCGACGGCATCGAGGTCAGCGTTGTGTTCGACTTCGGTGTCGGCGCCATCGACTGGCGCGGCGCGTGGTTCAACCCCGGTCTGTGATGACCTGAAAGGCGCGGGCTGC